TCATGTCTGAAAAACTTACCGAAAATGACGAAGCCCAAGAAGGTGAAGTCGTAGAGTTCTTCCCTGACAATCCTGACGTAGAGGATACAGAAGATGGCGGAGCAATCATTCGTCTTGAGAATGAAGAAGAAAATCAGAGCAATCTGGAACACTTCGCTAACATCGTTGAAGAAGTTGACCAATCGCTTCTCAAGGAAGCGGTAACCGATCTTCTTGAAAAGATTGAACGGGATAAGGAAGCCCGCGAAAAGCGCGACAAACTGTACGAAGAAGGGCTGCGCCGCACCGGCCTGGGCGATGATGCGCCAGGCGGCGCGCAGTTTACCGGCGCCAATAAGGTAGTCCATCCAATGCTGGTGGAAGCGTGCGTTGACTTCTCCGCGCGCTTTATGAAGGAAATCTTCCCGCCAAATGGCCCGGTGAAGAGTAAAATTTACGGCGAAACTGACAAAGAAAAAGTAGATAAGGCTGAGCGTAAAGCCACCTATATGAACTGGCAGACCACTGAGCAGATGCCAGAGTTCCGCAGTGAACTGGAGCAGCTAAGCACCCAGCTTCCGCTGGGCGGCGGCCAGTACATGAAGTTTATGTGGAACAATCAGCACCGCCGGCCGCAGGCCGAGTTTGTGCCGATCGACGATGTGTATCTGCCGTTTGCTGCCACCAACTTCTACACGGCAGAGCGCAAGACGCACGTTCAGTACATCACAAAGATGGAATACGAACGCCGCGTCCGCGCCGGCATGTATACGGATGTTGATCTTGGCTACCCGGATGATCCGGAGTTCAGCAAGGCCAGCATCGCCAATGACAAGATTGAGGGGCGCAAGTCCACCAGCTACAACGAAGATGGGCTGCGGACCATCTTTGAAATCTACACCTATCTGGAATTTGATGAGGGTGTCAGCCCGTACATCCTGAGTGTGGATAAATCTACCGGGATGGCGCTTTCGCTCTACCGCAACTGGGAAAAAGACGACGCCAATCGCAAAGAACTGGATTGGATTGTTGAGTTCCCGTTTGTGCCCTGGCGCGGTGCTTACCCCATTGGCCTGACGCATATGATTGGCGGCCTTTCTGGGGCGGCTACAGGCGCGCTGCGGGCGTTGTTGGACAGCGCCCACATCCAGAACATGCCGACCCTGCTGAAGCTAAAGGGCGGCCCCAATGGCCAAACCATCAATCTGCAGCCCACTGAGGTTGTGGAGATGGAAGGCGGCGCGCTGATTGATGACGTGCGTAAGCTTGCCATGCCTATGCCCTTCAACCCGCCCAGCCCAACGCTGTTTCAGTTGCTGGGCTTCTTGGTGGAGGCCGGCAAGGGCGTCGTGCAGACCAGCTTTGAAAAGCTGAGCGACCAGAACCCCAATCAGCCTGTCGGCACGACAATGGCGCTGATTGAGCAGGGCATGGTGGTGTTCAGCAGCATTCACTCGCGCCTGCACAACTCTATGGCGCGGTGTTTCAAAATCCTGCACCGCATCAATAGCGCCTACCTGACTGAAGAAGACATTGAGGCGCAGGACGCCGGCATTGATATTGAGCCTTCAGACTTTGATGGCCCCTTAGATGTGGTGCCGGTCAGCAACCCGGCCATCTTTTCTGAGACGCAGCGGTTTGCCCAAATCCAGGCAATCATGCAGCGTGCGGCGGCCCTGCCGCAGATGTATGATCCGCGCAAGGTTGAGGAGATGTTTCTCCGCACCTTGAAAATACCGGCGGATGAAGTGCTGCAGCCCCTACCGGCTAGCGAGAACATGGACCCGGCCAGCGAAAATGTTGCTGCCACCATGGGGCGGCCGATCTATGTGATGCCGCAGCAGGACCACATGGCGCACATCATGACGCATCTGGCGTTCTTGAAGTCGCCTTTGTTTGGTTCCAACCCGGTGATTGTGCGGACGTTCCTGTACCCTATGGCCACGCATTTGCGGGACCACCTATTGAACTATTATCTGGTGGAAGCGCACAACGCAGTGGATCAGGCGGAAAGGCAGGATTTGATCAAAGATGAAGCCTCTGAGCAAGTGCGGGTAATCCTGCAAGTGCAGCAGTTCATTGAGCAGCAACTTGGAACGTTTGGCCAAGAGTTGGCGCAAATTGATCAGGCGGCGCAGCAGTTCAAGCCGCAACCGCCCATGCCGCCCGATAGCAGCATGCAGATCGCGCAGCTTAATGCCCAGATACAGGGCCAAGCGTTGCAGCAGCGGGCCCAGACTGAGCAGGCTAAACTTCAGCTTGATCAGCAGAAGCTTCAGCTTCAGCAGCAGAATGATGCGGCCAAACTGCAGGATCGGCAGCAGGAGCGTGCCGAGAAGTTGCGTGCTGAACAGTTTAAGCAGATGGCTGAGAACCAGCGTACTGCGGCAGAGGTTGCCGTCCGTGAGCGCATGAACACGGCCGACAATGACACTGCAAAGCTTCTGGCTGCGGCTGAATTGGCCACGGGCGAGAAGGTGGCGGTAAGCACCGGCACTGGCATCAATCCTAATCCGTAAGGAGTATATCTATGGCTGATAAACCGACCACTGGCACTGTTCCGATGGACAGCGCGCTAGTGAAGCAGAAGCACCGCCTGGCGGCGGGCGAGAAAGTTGATGGTCAATCTTTGCCGCCTGCGCCTAAGACGGAAAAGAACCAAGCTTGAGCATTGAAGCCAAGCTACTGAACCGCCTCAAGGCAGCGCAGCAGCAGTTTGCTGCTGATGCCTTGACGCGGCCACAGCATCGCGATGCTTATGAGTACGGGTATCGTGTTGGGATATTCGCTGGTTATGAAGCAGCGATCAACGTACTCTTGAAAATCCTAGATGAGGAAAAGAATAGTGACAACGACCTCTGAGGACGCCTTGGCGGAGGCTTTCCCGGCAGTAAATGCCGGTGTCCAGCCCTTCGGTAGCCGCGTTCTGGTGCAAATCCGTACCGCCAAAAGCAAGACTGCCGGCGGCATTATCCTGCCGCATGAGACGCAGGACACTGAAAAGTGGAACACCCAGGTGGCTAAGGTCATCAGCGTGGGCCCGCTGGCGTTCAAAAACCGGGATACGCAACAAACCTGGCCGGAAGGCGAGTGGTGCAAGCCGGGCGATTTCGTGCGTGTGCCGAAATACGGCGGTGATCGCTGGGAAATGGTGATTGATCGCGGCAACCGGGAAAAGGAAGCGGCGATGTTTGTGATCTTCAATGATCTGGACATTGTGGGCCAGGTTACGGGCGATCCGCTGGCCGTCAAAGCATTCATCTGAAGGGAGATGAACTATGTCTGACGTAATGAAGGAAGACGACGAGAAAGACGATATTGTTATTGTTGAAGACCCGTCGCATCTGACGCAGGACGACGATGATGATGGCCCGATAGCCCGATCTGATGATGAGGGCGGCAGTGATAGCGAAAGAGACGCTATCAGGGAGCGTCGGCGCCAGGAAAAGGTAGATCGCAAGCAGCGCCGTGACGAGGCGATGAAGCGCGATAAGCTGGAGTTGGACTTCCTCCGCAAGCGCAATGACGATCTGGAGCGCCGGGTTACAGCGCAGGAGCAGCGCACCCACAATCTTGATCTGAGCGCATTTGATGGCGCTATTGCTAAGGCCGCCCAGGAAGCCGAGATGGCCGACAGGGTGATTGCCAAGGCGGTTGCGGCCGGCAATGGGGAAGATGTCACCCAGGCCATGCGCTACCGGGATCAGGCGATTGCCCGCATCCAGCAGTTGAACTTCCAGAAGCAGCAAGTGGCGCAGCAAAAGCCGCAGCCCCAGCAGATTGATGATCTGACGCTGCGCTATGCCCAAGACTTCATTAAGGAAAACCCCTGGTACGATGCCCAGGGGCGTGATGAAGATTCGGCCATTGTCATCGCCATTGACCAATCCTTGGCGAAGGATGGCTTCAATCCCCAAAGCGAGGAGTATTGGGACGAGTTGCGGCGGCGCGCTGCCAGGCGGCTGCCAGAGCGATTTGCCGACAGCAAGAAACGGGGCGAGGAGCGGGCGGAAACCCGCCGTGAGCCCCGTGGCGGGCCCGCTGTGGGCTCTGGGCGGGAGCATGCGCCCACCAGTACCCGCAAGGAGATTTACATCTCTCCGGAGCGTAAGCAGGCCCTAGTTGAAGCCGGGGTTTGGGATGATCCGGTGCTGCGGTCGAAGTATGTGAAGAGGTACGCGGAGTATGACCGGCAGAACCGGTCTTAAAATGCTTGCCTTTTTAAGCTTTTTATCCCATTGTTTTACCAATCGCTGAAAGGAGCGATGTTATGTCTGACGAACGCTTTAGGAAATCTGCTGGTGAGGGCCGCGAAACGAGGGCGATGCAAGATCGCGCTGTGACGCAAAATCGCGTGATCTCTGATGACGAGCGGGTTGCAATGTTCCGTCAACAGTTTTTTCAGTCCTCTCTGCCTGACTTGCCGAAAATCCCAGGCTGGCACACTTGCTGGCTGACGACCACTAACCCGCGTGACTCAATCCAGATGCGTATCCGCCTTGGTTACGAGCCTGTGAAGCCGGAAGACGTTCCCGGCTGGGAATATGCAACGCTCAAAACCGGCGATTGGTCTGGCATGATCGGGGTTAATGAAATGCTTGCGTTCAAGCTTCCCATGTCGCTGTACGAGAAGTACATGCGTGAGGCGCACCATGATGCGCCGCTGCGGGAAGAGGAGAAGTTGACCGACACGGCCGACTTCCTTGAGCAGCAGGCACGGGCGTCTAAGTCGCGGTTGACCATGGGTGACGGCAACATGGAGATTGGGCAAAATCGGGAGCCGGTCTTTGATCTCTCCTGACATCCCCCTGCAACCATTAGGAGCAAGCTATGTCTTCGACTAGCGCACCTTTTGGCTTTCGCGCGTCGTTCCATAACTCTGGGCAGATGCGTCCGAAAGCCTACGTTATTGCCAGCACCTATGCTGCCAATATCTTTTCCGGCGATCCGGTAAAGCTGACTGACAACGGCGTGATCCAGCTTGGCACGTCTGACGGTACGCGCTCTGGTACGGTTGATGGTATTTCGCTGCTTGGCATCTTTGCCGGCTGCCAATACCTTGACGCTTCCGGCAAGCCGACCATCAGCCCGTTCTGGCCGTCTGGCACCACTGGCACGGAAATCGTGGCTTGGGTGTACGATGACCCGGAAACGCTGTTTGACGTGCAGTACAACAATCCTTCTGCCGGCACGACGGTTCAGACCGCTGTGGGCGAAGAGTGCGATTGGACTGTCGCTTCGCCGGGTGGCTCTACCCAGACGGGTCTGAGCAACACCTACCTGACCGCCATCCAGGCGACCTCAGGTCAATTCCAGATCACTGGTTTCGCTTACGAGATCAATGATTCACTGACAGACGCTTATGTGGTGGTGACGGTTCGCATCAACGAACACCACTATAAAGCGGCCGTGAACTCGGTTTGAGGAGGGCTTAAACCATGGCTACACCTATGCGTAGTACCGACTTTCGGTCGGTTGTTGAGCCCATCCTCAACGAAGTGTTCGACGGCGTGTATGATCAGCGTGCCGACGAATGGAAGATGGTCTTCCGTGAGCAGAAGGGCATTCCGCGCAATTACCATGAAGAGCCGGTCCTGTACGGCTTTGGTGCGGCGCCGGAACTCCCGGACGGCATGGCGGTAAGCTACCAATCCGGTGGCGTGCTGTTCCTGCAGCGTTACCTCTACAAGGTCTATGGCCTGGCGTTCAGCTTGACCAAGGTGCTTGTGGAAGACGGCGACCATATCCGTATCGGCCAGACCTATGCGAAGCACCTCGCGCAGTCGCTGATTGAAACGAAGGAAACGCTGTCTGCTAACGTGCTGAACCGCGCGTTCAATGCCAGCTATCCTGGCGGTGACGGCGTGGCGCTGATCTCCCCCAGCCACCCCATCGTGAATGGCACGTTCAGCAACCAGCTTACGACGCCTGCGGCGCTGTCCCAGACTTCTCTGGAGCAGATGCTCATTCAAATCCGCAACGCTGTTGACAACAACGGCAAGCGCATTCGTCTGACGCCCACGCAGATCGTCACTGGCCCGTCAAACGTGTTCCAGGCTGAAGTGCTTCTCAAGAGCGTTCTTCGCACTGGCACGGCTGACAATGACATCAACCCGGTGAAGTCGATGGGCTTGCTGGCGAAGGGTCAGGCTAACCTTTCTCGTATCACCTCCACCACCGCTTGGTGGGTGCAGACTGATGCGCCGGAAGGCATGAAGCTGTTGATGCGTCGTGGCCTTGAGAAGTCCATGGAAGGCGATTTTGAAACCGATTCCATGCGCTACAAGGCTACTGAGCGTTACACTGTGGGCTGGACCGATCCGCGTGGTCTGTACGGCACTGCTGGTGTGTGATTAAAGTGGGGGGCTCCGGCCCCCCATTTTGCTATCCGGGGAAATCGGTGTTGCAGACAGTCCCGGCTGACGTCATGCAGACTGCAACGCCTATCTCGCATGAGAGGATAAACCAATGGCTTCGACAACTTTCTCCGGTCCCGTAACCTCCACCAATGGCTTCATTGGCGCGCTGACCGGTAATGTCACCGGCAACGTGACGGGTAATGTCACTGGCATTCAGATCGGCAGCGTTGCGACGCGCTCTGGCGCTGGCGCCGTGCCGATTACGGCCGCCACTGTCCAATTGACCACGACGGGCGCCAATGCGCTTACGCTGGCCAATGGCACTGCCGGCCAGCTTCTGAGCATCGTGATGGTCGCTGATGGCGGCGATGGCACCTTGACGCCCACCACCAAGACCGGCTTCAGCACGCTGACGTTTGGCGATGTGGGCGATGCGGTGACCCTGCAGTATTTCACCACCCTTGGTTGGATGATCGTCTCCAACAACGGTGTGGCCGTAGCCTAATAGGGGGTTATCATGGCTGATGCCGTTTCTTCTCAGACGATCCTTGATGGTGAGCGGTTGTTCATAGGCAAGTTCACTTGCATTAGTGACGGCACTGGCGAGACTGGCGTCATCAAGATTGACGTATCAACGCTGAACCCAAATGCTTTTGGTTTTGCCTGTAATGGGATCAAAATCAACAAAATTTGGGGCGCCAGTCATGGCCTCAACACGCGCATCCTGTTTGACGCAACTGTTGATACATTTGCGTGGGTGATCCCTCAAAACAGCAATTACCTCATGGATTTTTCTTCGTTTGGCGGCATCCCCAGTAATGCGGGTGCCGGCGTAACGGGGGACATTCTTTTTACCACAACTGATGCTTCTGCTGGCGATAGTTACACTATCGTCATTGAGGGCATTAAAACCTACGCCACCTCTTAACGGAGGTGGCGTATGGAATTGACGCTGTGGAATGCTGCGCTTTCCTTTTTGGTGGCCATCATTGGGTATGTTTTGAAAGAAAAGGCAGCCGAGCTTTCTCGGTTGTCAATTCTGCTGAACAAGACCCG